TTAACGCAGTGATAACTTATATTGTTTCACTTTGCTTTGGATTGTGTTTTTTAAACTAAAATAAGGCACCCAGGGCAATGCTGTGTTCCAGGGGCGAGGGGAACCATGAAAACAGACTATGCTTGCTCCGTCAGGTAATTTTCCATTACCTGTCCCATCGTATAGTTCAGGGTTAAAACCAATCATTTTTGGTGTTGCTATATTAGCTTTGTAACTAATAATTCTTCCGGGTAAGATGTTTTGCCATCTTTCAGCATCTTGACATATTCTGCCGATAAATCCTTGATCGCCATGATAGGGTGGGGTTCTTATGGCATTGATTTCCTTTTCAGGATTTTTCATAAATTCATCCCACACATTTTTTTTTGCGGGTGCAGGAATAAACATAATACCTGTTGCTGGCGCAACTGAAGCACCATGCTGAGAAAAGTCATTAAGTAATGTTATTTTTTTCATAGTTGTCAGAGGTTTAATATCTCCCACAATAACGCTATCTATATCAATATAGAGAATATCCTCATTACCAAGAACAGGATGCAGTGGATTGAAAAGTTCTAGTTTTGCCCACCATCCTGGCCAATCATACAAAAGAGGCGCTGTATTTACCCCTTTTATCTTTAGCGCATCTGTTAAACAAACAGAATCATAACCTTTGAGCTGCTTATGTAACCATTGAGCATGTTTTGTGGTGAAGTCTTTGCTTTGTCTGAGCACAGAAACAATAATCATTATATTCCCCTGTGAATATTAGGTGATTTTAGCCATGTTCCACTATATTTAATGTGCTTTATATTGCAACAAAATTAGTGTTCATATGGTTATCGAAGTTTAATTGCATTCAAGATGTGAATGTAATTTATTTGTTTATAATGTTATTAATATATGTAATATAAGTTGATAAAATATATGCTATTTGCAGGAATGCTCTTATTTACAAATGACATTGCTCCAATAGTGACATTATCACCGATAGTAATAGAGCCTATAATGCAGGTGTTGGCTCCTATATCTACATTATTGCCGATAATAATGAAATCATCTTCTTTTAAACCTTGCTTGTTTCCTACTGTTGTATTTTGCTTAAGCGATAAATTACAACCGATACGAGCTTTTTTCGTGATGACGATCCCCATGTGATGCGGAATATCCAAACCATAGCCGATTACTGCTCCCAGTTCTATATCAATTCCAAATTTGGAATTTAGCTTGCGATTAATCCATAATCCAGTTTTTTTCTGTTTTTTTGAACCATAGATATACATCTCATTTGCCAGACGCCACCAAAATAAAAAGTTACGGCGGCGATTGTTATTGGCCTGCATAAGTAATCGACATAATGAAAATTCATTCCTGCGAATAATCTCATGCCGCCAGTATTCCCGTAATCCACTTCCTTTTTTAGATATGGAAAATAATAAGCAATGTAAGAGTTTGATTTTTTCTTCCTCCAATGAAGAAAGCTAGCTTGTTAAATAAATGTTATTATCGTAGGAGGTTCACATATCAATTGGTAAAAATACTATAAGATGGTTTTTTATAATACTTCATTTGCTATGCAAACTGAACATTTGATGCTAAAAAATAAATAATAAAGGGTATTACTTTAATTCAACACCGCCGGGCTTTATACCCGGCGAGAGATTCAACAATCGTATTGCCAGCTACTGACTAAGGCATAAAGGTGGCTGGGGGAGTAGCGCCAGCTATCGTTTAGTCCGAGAAATTCAGCGCAAAACTCGCTGCAAAACAGTTTATCTTTGCGCTCCCGGTTATACAGCGCGATACCGAGCGCGCCCTGCCAGTCATAGCGTTTGCCGTTGTGTTTGCGGAAAAAGGCCTCCACTTCCGGCAACGTGGCCTTTAACGGTAGCTTATCCCACTTATCGTCCGGTAACGGTATTATCTTTCCCCGCACGCCGCGATCGCGAAACGACGCGGAGTAGCAGAGGTATTCATTACCGCCGTGCGCCACCGCCAGTTCACAGTGAGAGTAGATACCGCGCGTGACTTTGCGCGTGAGCCAGTCGGCAAACCTGGCGATGCCGCGATGCTCCGATCGCCCCTTATAGCAGGCGAGCCAGACGGTGGTTTGACTCATGGTTGCCAGCCTGATGAATAGTCGTAGTCGAGCACTTCCTGGATATCCCCCAGCGCTTCTACCGCCGCAATATGCCGCTGCGCGTTGGCAAACAGGCGCATGTCGTGATCCATAGTGACGGTTTCAAACTGTGCGGCGATGTCGTTGGTCAGTTTAATCAAACCGTTATTTTTGGTCTGCCACATTAACCCTGCCGGAATCTGCTTTGCCTGACCCATTCTGGTGAGTGACATTTGCTGAATACGGCTGTTAGCATCGCTGTGGAAATGGTTGCCGTCGATAACGATATAATCGGCGGTAACGGTGTCGCGTGAGTATGGTTCGCCGGAGCCGCCGCATTCGCCTTATCCATCGCCGCCTTTACCGCACTGGGCGTTGCCGCTTCTGTGGTACTGGTGCTGTCCGTCGCGCTATTAAGCTTCACTATCCCTTTTTGCGTCAGCGTGCCGTCCGGGACGCCGGTAACCTGGTTCCAGACGTGAGTATGGTTCGCCGGAGCTGCCGCATTCGCCTTATCCATCGCCGCCTTGACTGCACTCGGCGTTGCCGCTTCTGTTGTGCTGGTACTATCAGTAGCACTACTAAGCTGAACAATTCCTTTTTGCGTCAGCGTGCCGTCCGGAACGCCAGTGATCTGGTTCCAGGTATGCGTGTGATTACGCGCTTCCGCCATTGCCGCTTTCACCGCCTTTGGCGTGGCCGCTTTGGTTTCGTCATCGCTGTCGGTGGCGTTACTGAGTTGCGTAAAGCCTTTCTGCGTTAATGTCGCATCCGGGTGATTTGTCGAATGTTCATGCTCGTCCAGCCGGACATCCACATAGTCGCGCGTCGCCAGCACAATGCTCGGATCGACCGTCAGCGTCACCGCCGTGGTGTTGGAGACCTCCATAATCAGGCGGATACAGACCTGCTTGCCGCAACCGCCCGGCAGCAGCGGTTTGTAGGATTCCGGGAATTTGCCGATGGCGATCAGCTCGCCCTCGTCGTCGAATACGCCCACTTCACGTACGTACCAGCCGCCAACATCCTCCGGCAGCACCAGTTCGGCAATCAGCCAGTTAGGGTTATTCGGCGCAACGGTCAGCGTATTCATCTCGCCGCGCCAGACTTCGTGGCGTAATTTGGTCTGGCTGGCGGTGGGCTCATAATATTGCCCACCGCCGTCGCCAACCGCCATCTTTTGCAGATGTATCTGTTTCTTATCCGCAAGGGCGCTGGCGATTTTCGCCATTCCCCTGTCGGTCAGGAGGGTATAAAACTCATTATCCATAATTACTCCGGGTAAATAGATGTAATTTCAAGGCTCCATTGCCCTGTACCGAAATAGATCGGTTTAGTTTGTTGAACTTCCAGAACCTGGAAGGGTAAGACGGTCGTTATTTCTCCACCGTAAAGCGCGCTGCCGATAACAGGAATAGCGCTTTGGTTAATTATCCAGACAATTAACGCTTCCAGCTTTGAGCGCACGTTCTTATACTCATGAATAAGATCGACCAGGTTATTAAACAGATTTTCATCCATGCCCTGGTTAATTAGCTCAATTTCAACCTTAAAAAAATAAGCCTTACCGCCATACTCAAACCATTCGGAAATCGTGCCGGGTAAGGATAATATTTCCAGAACGCGGCGAACGGCCCAGGGAGTTCCTTTATATTTATGCAGTTCAATCGCCTGTTTAATTAACTCTCGTTTCTCCTGTTCATTGGCGGCAAATAGCCAGCCCTCCAGCCCCTGAACATGAAACTGTCCGGCCAACGAGGGCAGTGCCGAGGCATCAACGATATCCACCAGATAGACCAGCAACGCCGTCAGGTCGATTTGCGCAAAGCGTTCGGCGGCAATATTCGCCAGAATCGAAAAACGTTCGTCGCTGGCCAGCGGCGGCGGCAGAAGCAGTTTATCCATCGCTGACCCCGGCAATCGTCACGTCAATGGCCGTGCATTCCGCCCATTCGTGTGCCTGCAATACCTTTTTCGCGGGCATATCCAGCGCCACGTCGTAAACGCCATCAACCTGCAGCACTTTAATTATCTGGTTTGGCACAATGTCCTGGCCCAGCCGGGTCTGGCGCGAGCGCGTCCATGTATTAATCGCTTCACGCGCGGCGGCAAGCGTCGTCTCCTGATCGGCGGTGGTAAACAGCGTCAACCGGGCGCGGATCTGATAAGGTACGCGCGGAGAACATTTAGCGCTCACCTTATCGGTTAGCGGGCGCTTTTTCTCTTTGCTCACCTCCCGTTCGATCTGGGCAAGAAGCTCCGGCCCCGGCAGTCCGTTCAGGGTCAGCGGATAGAGTTCCACGCAGCCTTCCGCCAGCCCTTCATCCGGCCCCAGCACCGCCACGTCGATAATCGACTGGCTGACCGAGAGCGTATGGAAGCGATAGGCGCCATAGCTGCCCGCGTTGCTGAAACTTTCCGGCGCTAGCTGGACGCGTTTACGTAGCGCGTCGTCGTTCTCTTCGCCACAGCCGCCACTTGAGGCCGTCAGATTGGTGACGCTGAGATCGTAATTGCCTACCCGATCCACCAGCGCGCTGATTTGCGCAGGTTGCCAGTTATTGCCGGATTCACCGGTTGCTACACAGGTTGCAGTTACCGCAACGCTCAGGCTGCCCGCAGACAACAGAACATCTTCGTCGGTGGCGAACATCACGCTATCCGACGCGCTGGCGCGAGTACCCTGTGGAATCACCAGGTTACTTTTAGCCGCTGTCGTGACGGAAAACTGCAGCGTGGTTTTCGCCGCCTGAGCGGGCAGACGGTGAACGCCAACCAGCTCGCCTAAATAATCCAGCATCGGCGCGCGGGAATACGCGACCAGGTTTTGCTTCGCCGCCTCCTGGATGGCGATGCGGACAAGGTTTTCACGATAAGCAAACAGGTCAATGAGCAGCCGCTCAGCCTGCGCCGGATAGAGTTTTTTACCGCTGGCTTCTTCATATTGCGCAATCATCTCGCTGGTGATTTGCGCGGGATCGCGGTCAATAAAGTCGGGTTCGGCTATCGCCATAACACCTCCGTTGAGTTGATTACGCCGTCTGCGGCGCGCCATTGCACGCGTAACGTCAGGTGTTCGCCGTCAATCGTCGGCGTCACCTTCAGCAACCGGCAGCGGGGTTCCCACATGCGAATCGCTTCCACCGACTCCCGAACAACGTGCGGAATGGCCCGCTCGATCGGGTAATCGATATAGCGCCACAGATTGCTGCCAAAAAGCGGCCTGTGGGGATCGCTGCCGCGCGGCGTGCGCAGAATGATGTGTATTGCCTGATGAATATCATCCAGCCCGCAGACGTATTCTTCAGGACGTTGCAAGGCAGGTTGCCAGTGCAGGGTCGAGGGTCGTGTTTTCGTGTTCATGAGGCTATTTTCGCCTTCCGGCGGGGGGAGAGATATTAAAGCGCTTTAAGGAAATAATTGATGGCGGGGTCAGAATGTGTTTTGCCCGGTGGCGCTTCTGCGCTTACCGGGCCTGTGTTGATGCACATTTTGTTAAATGGCGAAGATCGCGTTTTACGTAAAGTTAAAATGAAATTGCTGTAATTTCACCTTTGTCTACAGAAGCGTAGTACCAGAATTCATCATTGATTTCTGCGTGCTTCATTTTCTCAACTGGAATCGTTTTCTGCCGTCCATTAACCGAGAGTGTGATCGAACCCGTTAGCTGCTCCCGGCTGATAATAGCGAAATCCCCGCGGGTGTTGCTATAAGCCGTCGTTTCATTGGAAAGGCTGTGCTTCGCTCCATTAGCGATTACAGAATAATCAAAATTGACTTTCTTTTTGAAAATAGCTTGTACATGATAATACTCGCCGTAAACAGCAGGATCATGGAATAAACCAAAATGACCACCGCTATTTTGCAACTTGACGAAATAATAGTCAGGGATGATAAACTTCTGTTTACCTGCCGCTATTTCTTTAGTAATGATTTTTTGTCTTACGATTTCCTGTCCGGCCGTTTTTTTATAACCGTTAAGCATCAATGAATAGGACCAAAGGAATACGATACCACAGAGAACAGTCACGGCAGTTACGCCGACGACTCCAGCCTTAACGCCGCTTTTCAACAGGGCGTAAGCGATGAAGGAGATAGCTAAAAGGAAAAACATAAACGTACCGTTCATAACCCGATCGGGGTAGGACGGCGACGCGAACATGATTAAGGAAGTGCTAATACCTATACATACGACTAACGCAGCGCAGATAAGGGACGTTTTATCAATTTTGGCGCGAATCTGCTTATTGAATATGACCAGTAAGACCAGCAATAACAAAACAACATAAGCTATCCAGATCAGCGCCAGATGGTTATGAACGCGTTCTGTTAAGTGAATGAAAATACGTTCAAAAATCGGCCTTCCATACCAGAATTCTTTGCCGCTGGCGCGGATGAAATTGCCCGGAGAAAGTATCAATACGCATGAACCTGCGATTGCACAGAGACTATAAACTATCTTATTGCGCGAAACAGATTTGTTTTGCCATAACTCGTATGCAATGGCCAGAACAGAAATAAGCGAGACGAAAGGTGAGACGCTTTCATTGGAACAGCCTGCCATAAAGCTTAGTAATGCAACCCACGGGCTGATCGCTTTACTGTTTTTTATTGTTATGGTGTAAAAGAAGAACAGCCATGCAACAACGAACAGATTCGTCCACAAATAATTCGCAGCACCAACGATCCAGAAAGTGGTTTGACCCAAATTCGGGTTCGAAATCCAGTAAGTGAAGAATATTAGTGGGAATAATAAGTAGTCGGATTTATTCCAGCGTAATGTACCTGAGGGTGTCTTCACAATGAAATAACAAAATACCAGTGTCGAAACGGCAGCGCTGATGGAATACACGAGTTGAGAACGTGTATACAGGATGAGTGCGCTGGTGTAATCAGCTATAATCCTGCCACTCCATGTCATATAATGATGAAAATGTGATTCCGGCGAAATTCCTAAAAGGTAATAGCGGTAATCATCAGAGTGAATGGGGGTATACCATTCAATAAGAAAAATAGACAAAAAAGCCAGTAGTATCATCGCCGTTTTCGGTAATATCTTGAGCATAGTAATCATTATTCCATCATTGTTTTTTTGTTTTTTACGATATAGCGGGGTCTTTGCTTCACCTCCGTGTAAACGCGTCCGATATATTCACCCATGATGCCTATGCCGATAAGCTGGATGCCGCCTAAGAAGAGAATCGCGGTCATAAGCGAAGGATAACCAGGAACAGGGTTTCCCCACATCAATTTATCAATGATCATCCACATGGCATATATCAGGGAGAGGGCAGAAACGCTCACTCCTATATCATTAAATTTTGAGTTACCGGCAACACGCTCAGCCCTTGAATACTCAACAACATCAATTTTCCCACCTACCCATGACAAAACACCTTTCATGAAGAGATTACGCTCAGGAAGTAGTTTTATGTTTTCAACAACTTCGCGCGACATCAGGCGAAAATCACCAACGTTTTCTTCGATTTTAGGATTGCTAATTTTGTTGTGTAGCTTATAGAACCACTCAGCCGATTTGCGCTTTAGCCTTCCATCGGTAGAGCGGTCTGTTCTTTTAGCCAGAACCATATCAGCGCCATCTAGCCACCTATCAATGAGTTTTGGAATAACATCGATAGGGTCTTGCAGATCAACATCGATTGGGATCACAGCTTCACCGGTAGCATTATCAAGACCTGCGAATAGGGCTGGCTCTTTACCAAAGTTTCTAGTGAACGATAGTGGTACCACTAATTTATCAGATACAGCAAGCGCATTGATGATTGATTCTGTTGAATCGCTGCTTCCGTCATTGATGAAGACTATCTCAACTTCATGCTCTTTTAGGCCTTCAAACTCGCGTACCGTTTTATAAAATATAGGTATCGTGGCCTCTTCGTTAAAGACCGGAACGACTAAAGAAATTTTCATTTCGTATCCCTAAAGACAATGAATTTTGAATAGATAAATCCTGCTACCAGGCTGAACACAGAAAATGCACTCAGTGTGATTAGCGCTGGTGCATGAAGGCGGTCTGAAATGTAACCAGTAAGAGTCGCTACTCCTCCCATAAAGATGACAAAGGCAACATACCGACCCGTTGTTGCTTTAGAATTAAATGTCCATTTAGCATTCACAAAAAAGCTGAACGTAACCGCAACGCCGAAGGCGACAAGATTAGATATCGCCTGATTCATGCCTATCAAGGTGAACAGAGCCAGGAAGCACAACCAGTGAATGGCGGTATTCAGCACGCCAACGGAAATATAACGACTAAATAGATTTAACATTATAAAAATCAGTGAATTCTTAGAGGACGGAAGTTTAGCACCTGAAAGATGATTGATCGACTAGTGATGTTGTTATGAGACCAAAGCGGGACACACAAAGCTTTGAATAGCTTTGCAAGGCTTTGTGCTGCTTCCCTACGACACCTTCTCATCAAGCCAGTTCGCCCACCACTGCATCATTTCCCGTCGTGTATCAAGATACGCTGCGTGGTTGTATACGGATCTGGTGCCCCCGCTGACGTGTGCCAACTGCATTTCTATCGCGTCACTATTCCAGTGCTTCTCGTTCAGTACGGTACTGAACTGGTGCCTGAATCCGTGACCGCTTGTCTGTCCTTCATAACCAATGCTACGAATCACGCCAAGTACAGCGTTCTCGCTGATTGGCTTCTTCCTGTCTTCTGCCCGGGAAGCAAAGCGAATATGCGGGATACTTACAAATACTGTCCGGTTATGTGCTGCAATACTTTAAATAGCTCAACGACCTGATCTGACATAGGAACAATATGAAGCCTCCTGCCTTTCATTACCGACGGGTCGATACTGATAATCCTGTTCTCGTAATCTATTCCTGACCATACCAGCGACCTCATCTCGACGGTTCGCATGGCTGTATAGTGCAACACCTGCGCGGAAATCTTCATTACTATCCAGCCGCCATACGCGTTCAGATCCCGCTGGAATTCATGTATGCGATGCATGGGAAGGAAAGGGTAGTTATTCTTGCGATATCCTTTCATGGCTCCAGCAAGGTCTGGCGATGGATTGTATTTAGCCCTGCCGGTTACAATCGCATAACTGAATACCTCACCACATCTGCGCCTGGCTTTATCAGCGCGTTCCATTGCGCCCCTGTCCTTGAACAACCTGATGACCTTCAACAAAGTCATTGGCTCGACTTCCTCCATGCGTAAATGACCGATGATCGGCAATATGTCATCCGTGAACATGCTCATCATCTCGTCGGCATATCCTTTCGACCATACCTTTGATTTATGAGCATGCCATTCGCGAAAAATGTCACCGAACGAATCAGCTACAGCTTCTTTCTCTTTCTTCTTAATGGCTTGCTTTTGTTCAGCAGGGTCAACACCTGCTAGCAACTTCATTTTTGCTTCTGACTGTTTTGATCTGGCTTCTGTAAGAGATATTTGAGGGTATGGCCCGATAACGAGTGTCTTTTCCTTTCCGTCGAACCTGTACCGCAT